GAGCAAGATCCCCATCCCTTCGCTTGTTGCAAGCGCAAATGCTGTTCCCTCCTCTGCTCGCTTCGAGCTCTGCTTGCAGTAGCTCCCTCTCCCTCGGCTAACGCCACAAGATCTCCCTCTCCCTCGGCTAACGCCACAAGATCTCCCTCTCCCTCGGCTAACGCCACAAGATCTCCCTCTCCCTCTTGACACTCTTCCGTAACGTATTATATTCTCCTCGATAATGAGTAAAAGAAAAGCTAAAGAGATTGAGTATCGGGAAGATATGGAGGAGCAGGAAAATATCCTACCCTCTGTCCCTTTCGATCCAGAGGCGAAAATCAAATCTATCCAGGAAAAAATCCTTCAGAAGATGGAGGACAAGGTGGATTCTGAGGACGACATCCCGCTCAAAGATCTCCGAGAAACCTACGTATCTCTCCTGGAAGTAAAGGGAGGAAGCAGGGGCGGATCATCGGATATGTCCGAAGCTGCCCGGGGAGCGGTCTTCGGCGCCTTACAGGGACTAGCGTCGCTCTCGGGAGCTAAGTTTGATTCAAATATGAAGTTGGAGGAGGAGAAGAAGTGAGAACTGATTTTACGATTAATATTAGTTTTTGTTTTCAAAAAAAGAATAGCAGAACTTGGTGGACGTTTAATGCTTTAAGTATCAAGAAGCACCCGACGGGTTTTTATTTCCAATTACTTACCTGGGCTGCAGAAGGGTCGATAGGTACAGGACTTCTGTATTTCTATACCCCTCTTGGAAAAGAGAGATTTAATTCCAGGTTCATCACAGCTCGTACTTGGGAGATTATGATCTTTGGGAAAAGTTTTCAGGGGAAGGAGAAGAAGATTGAAAGTATCGAAATCTATAGATAAGGAGTTCATAAACAAAAATCTACCCTTACCCGATAAACAGTTTACCGGAAAAGGGTTTAGAAAATTATCGGACAAGGAGAAGAAAACAAATGAGTTTAAAAGAGGATCTTAAAATTGTCGAAGAGACCGCAACCGGAGAAATCAACTACTACCCCCGGGCTCAGGATACCGCCAACAAAGCTATGGCGAGAGTAATTCTTGATATCGGAATGAAAGTAGAAGCTATGCTGCTGCAGAGGCAAGCAAGAAAGGAGGAAACTTGTGACGAAAAAGAAACTAATTGCGAAGATTGAAACGCGGATAGAAGAGGTCAATAAGCTATCTGCCGAAAGCGGCCCAAAGACTACCGATCTGGATATCATGTATTCCGGTATATCTAAAGGTCTTAATGAGGCTCTGGTGGAAATCCGCCAACTTGGGGGTCTTTCTCGGAAGATAACTATCTCTGCAGTAGATACCCCAGTAAATATTATGCAAGCATCAAAAAAGAAAAAGAAGCAAAAGAGATTTGGAAACCCGAGTTAGAACCATACCACAATTCAGACCTCATCCTCTTGCTCCGGTATTCTCCCAAGACTCCAATCCACTTGGAATCTTGAAAGATCTGGTGCAAGAGGTTACTTCTTCCAATTTCCAGCTCGTACCTAAAGTCCGGGAACTCCTCCGCCAGGCGGGTTTCTCTTCCCTCTGGTTTTTCCTCAAATACATCGCGGGAGTCACCGGGCCTTTCGAAAGATTAAACGAATACCTGCATCTTGATATGTGTAATTTTCGCCAATCGGATCACTGTATGGGACCTGGCGCAAAGGTCTTTGCCTTTCTTCCGCGAAATCATCGAAAAACCACCGTCTTCACCACTGGTGGTAATACTTGGGAAATCACGAGAGATTGCGACATCCGGATCAGGCTTACTAACGCGGTAGTTTCCAGAGCGACCCTGTTTATGCGAATTACGAAGAACATCGTCGAAGACAACGAACTCTACCAGTGGCTATATCCCGAAAACAAGGTTCCGAGTAATAGGTATAACCGGAAAAGGTGGAATGATAAAGAGATCGTAATGTCTTCGAGAGAAAGAGATGCAGTAGAGCCTACGATTCTCCCTGCCGGCTGCGAGGGATCTGCAGAAGGCTGCCACTTCAACCTTCTCAACATCGACGACCTTCTGGGCCTGGACGACTTGGACGTCAACATGGCAGCATCTGTAGATATGTATAAGAAAATGCAGTGGTTTAAAACGAATCATCGAACCCTTATCGACGACTGGCAGACTTCCAGGATCATCGGAGCTGCTACTCGGTATGGTCTTGACGATGTTTACCAATGGGTAATCGATAGAGCGAAGGCTTGTTATGGATACCCTATGCCGGGTTTCACTCCGAATAAAAATGGAGAGTGGGAAATATATCACAGATCTGTACGAGAAGACGGACAGTTTATTCAACCCGAAACCATGACTGAAGAAGGGTTTACGCAACTGCAAGTCGATGATCCTTGGACCGTACAGACGCAGTACTACAATTCCCCCCAGGATTCAGGGCTTGCGGAGTTTAAGAATTACCCGGTTAAGAGAGCTTTCATGGAATACCAGGACGGGCCAGGGTATATTATCACAATTCCACCCGATAACTACGATCAAGAGGAGGACGAGATCTTGCTATTATCCGAACTCGACGTTACTGCCGGGGCAGATCCCGCAGGGACTAAAGATGGGATAAAAGCAAAGATTTGCCAGAGTGCGATTGTAGTTACCGCAAAGGATTGGCTTGAAAGGACCTTCATAATCTACGTTCGTCATGGTTTTTGGAGCCCTCTGGAACTTTTTAACGAGATATTCGCTGCTGCGGAGTTCTTTCATGGCAATATTAGGAGTTTTGGAGTGGAATCTAACGCTATGCAGAAGATTATCATCCCTTTACTCAACAACGAGAAGATTCGTAGGGATATTTTCGTTACTTTTACCCCTATAGCCAATACCGGGAAGAAAGATCCGCGGATTCGGCAAACCGTGGGGATTCCGATGCAGCGGGGGAGGGTGTATGGAGTTACCAATCAGTCGATAGACTTTATTATGCAGAAAGACAAGTTCCCTATGGCGGAGTATCAGAAAGATATCTTAGATGCAGCGGAGATGAGTATGTCTTTAAATACCATTCCGGATAGTCCGGAAGAGGTGGAAGAATATGAGAGAGCTATGGATGATTTCGAGCTCTCAAGGAATAGCACAACAGGTTATTAGGAGGAAATTATGCAAAGATATTTAAGTTATATGAAATACGTTACCATTCACCGTTGGTTTGTAATGGTTGAGTGTTTTAGAGAAGGTTTAATTTGGCAAGGGTTAATTCACGATCTGAGTAAATACAGACCCACTGAGTTTATACCTTATGCAAAGTTTTTTTACGATCCGAATGGAATTAAAAGAACTGTCAGAGAAAAATCAGGTTATTACAAACCAACAGACACGGGGGATGTTGCTTTTGATTATGCTTGGTTGCTTCATCAAAAGCGGAATAAGCACCACTGGCAATGGTGGATTTTACCAGAAGATGAAGGTGGAATAAAAACTCTTTCTATACCTGCTAACTATATAAAAGAAATGATATGCGATTGGCGGGGGGCTGGTCGAGCTCAAGGGGTAAAAGATTGGCAGAATCCTTCTCGATGGTATGAAATCAATAAACATAAGATGCAGTTACATGGGGAAACGAGGAAAAACATAGAGATGTTTTTAGGAGGAAAGAGTGGGAAAGAATAAAAACGTTTTAGAAGTCGAAGTTGATATGGAAGAGGGAGAAGTTTCCGAGATCGGTGTCGGTGTTTTAGACGCCGAAAGCGCAAAACAACTTGCAGATTTCCTTCATGAAGAATTGGAATCATGTGAGACAGAGAGGGCAGGTAGAGCGAGAAAGTGGAAGAAGTGGAGAAGGCAGAGGGAAGGCATACCGGAAAAGGAAACTCAAGATTATCCGTTTGCTAATTCCGCAAATACATCAGTTCCTCTTGCTTCTATGCTTACTCAGAATATGTATGCTTATATAAAAGCTACCTTCCAGGTCCGAGATCCCTTACTGGCAATCACAACCTATCGAGAGGAAGATTCGAAGGAAATCGAAAGAGCGAAAGTTCTTGAGAAATATCTCGACCTAATTGCAGAAAGCCCGTTCGATATGAATCTCCGAGAGAAGCTTCCGGAGATAGTTTACGAGGGTTCCTCTATGGGAACAGAGTTCGTGAAAGTTCCCTGGACTTCTGATCGTTGGGTTTTCAAAACCACAGACGACGATGGGAATATGACAGAGGTTTCAAGTTACCTCCATGACGGCCCTGAGTGGGTTCCGATAAGTCTCGACGATCTGTTCTATCGCGAGAATGTCACGGATCTGCAAAGAGCAGCTTGGGTTTCTCATCGGGTGACTTTATCCGAACCCGAACTTCATAATAGAAATATCGATGGGGTTTATGAGAATGTAGAAGAGGTGATGAGGAACTTCAGAACGGAGGAATTGGAGAGTAGGTCTGAAGGTTTGGAAAGACGTGGAGTTGCTTTGCAGCCGATTAAAGTTTACGATCTTTATGAGACCTATGTTTTCTTCAAACTTCCAGATTCCGATTACATGATAGACCTTCTGGTGACTTATCATAGAGAGAGTAATAAGATCATGAGGGCGGAATATAATGAGCTTGGGATTAGGCCGATAGGTCCTGCCCGATATATCGTTCGTCCCCATTCGTTGGATGGAATTGGAGTCGGTTGGTTATGTGAACATATGCAGGATGAGGTGGATACTCATCATAGGATGAGAATTAACAACGCTCATTTCTCCGGCATGAGGATGTTCGCGATTAAGAGGAACGCGGGAATCAAAGGGCAGGAAAAGGTCTTCCCCGGAAAGATTTGGAAGGTAGATGATCCGACGAAGGACATCGTTTCTGTCCAGGCAGGGGAAGTCTATCCCAGTTCCCTTGAAGCTGAATCTATGGCTATGATGTATGCAGAGAGGGTTGTGGGATTTTCCGACGCTCAGAGG